CAGTTGCCGCTAACGCCAAGTTAGCTGCAACACGCGAAAAGTTTTTAGGCATGGGGCTAACTGAAGAAGAGGTTGAACTGATTGTTCCTGCCGATCAAGAGTTGCGTCCTATGGAAGCGCTTGCTGAATGACCGATATTCCTTTAGAAGATGTTATCGAAGCTTTGTCTGAGCGGGGTCAGATGGAGTGGGAAATGGCGTTGATGCGAGTACAGATCAAAAAATTACAAGAGGCGAATTGTACTTGCGACTGCTGCTGCGGGACTAGCGAAGAGTAGATATAGAGGAGTTCAAATGGCATTGAATTATTGGTCAAATAAACCGACAAAGATTCCGAAGGTTACCGAAAATTCTTATGCGAATTTGGCCGCAGCGACGCTGGGGGCAAATGCGGCTGCGAACTCTCCTGGCGCTAGTCGCCCTACTTATGGCGGGTTTATGGGCGCTCCGACTCAGAAGTATGTTCGGTCTGCTGCGCAGGGAGATTATAATGATGCGATTTATCGTCGGAATCATGGGATGCAGAGTTCCGATTTGGCTCGGTCTTATGACGCTAAGAGAGCGTTGCTTCCTGAGCAGATGAATAAGCGGGGGTTGCTTGATTCGGGTGTGTTTGATCGGGATCTTGGTCGGACTTATGGGGATGAGTTGAGAGCTGTTGGCCGTTTGGAGATGGCTCTGCAAGATTTGTTGACTGGAACTAATTTTAATTTGCAAGAGTTTGGTCGTACTTATGACCAGGAAGCTTTTGATGGTTTGGATAGCCAGGCTACTCGTCGCCAGCAGATGGCATTGGATATTAAAGGGGCGTTGAGCTGATGGCCGGTAAATCTCTAGAGCAACTTCAAAGAGAGTATATGGCTGCTACTGATAAGCAGCCTGCAAGTTCTGGGTGGCGTAGAACACTGGGCGGTTTAAGTGATCTTTTTTCAGGTCCTCAAGGGAGACTTGACAAGAAAAAAACTCTTGCGGCGAATCGTTCTAGAGGCGCTGATTTGAATCTGCTCAGAGGAGCAGAGGCTTCGCGCCCTATGATTGGTAACAATTACGCTCCGAACAGGCTGAATGTGGGGATGCAAGGTCCGCCAAATTCGCAGCGAACTCCATTAGTGCAGCAGCAAACCCCTTACCAAATAGGTGGGTTTAATGAGCTTGATTTAGCTGATGCTGTTGCTGCGATGCAGCAAGGATCTTTTGATCCTCGCCAAACTGGCGAGCCTGTTGTGGAGGGTCAGACTGGCATAACTATGGCCGATATTATAGAAGCGAACGCTGCTAGGGAGTTTAATCAGCAGGAAAACTTTTGGAATACTTGGGCTGATGAAACTTCGGCGCAGCTAACTGCGGAGCAGGCCGCTGCAATAGATTTTTTGAATTCTTTAGAGGATTCAAGGATGCAGCGACAAGATGAAGATTTGAAAGCTCTTTTTGGTATAAGTAATGATCGGTTGACTGATCTTGAGGCGAAGCAGCAAGCTTTCGCCAGGAATTTAGAGATTGCAGGAATTAACGCTGATCCTTATTTGGGTGGGGTTGGGGTTGAGAATACTTCGCTGATAAATCAAGGGGCTGATGCTGCGGAAACTCTTGGGCAAAGATTTGCAATGATGGACGATAATCTTGCTATTGACCGTGGTATGGATTTGCGAAGCGGATTCTATGAGGCCGATAGAAACGCAATGAATATGGCAAAATTTGCTATTCAGTCGGCTGCTGAAGAAAAAGAAAAAGGGATAAGTAACGCTAATGTGCAGCGTGCTAAAGCGGCTGCGGCTGCGGCGTCAGCTAAGGCTGCTGCTTCAGGAGCTGCCGATGATTTGCTTAGAAGCCAAATGGCTAACATTGAGTTGGCGAAGCGGCTTGGCTATGAGAACCCTGAGAGGTTTGCCAATTTCTCTATGGATCAGTTCGAAGAGTTAAACGAATATGATCTGGCCACCACGGCAGAAGAGCTGGATGCTCTAAACGAAAAACAAAAACGAGATTTAGAGATGTACAAGGCGATGTTGCCATCGGAGGATCAAGCTCTGCTTAATTCGATGATGGCATCTGGAGTTTCGCTGGAAAAGGTCACCGAGTTTTTATGGAGTCGAGGTATTAAAGCTCCATTAGGGTTTGGGGTTGAAGGCGCTTTGGAATCTTTTGGAGGAGGGGCGCTAAATGACGCCAACAACTAGGGCGGATCTTCTTAGCTCTATAACTGGGAAAGCTCCTTCCAAACCTTCAACTAAAGACGATTTATTGAACTCTTTGAAGAGTCCTGATCGGTCTGCTGATTTTAGTGAGCGGATGGCGAAGTTGAGCGAAAGCATTCCTCAAACGCCAGCTATTAAAGTCCCTGAAGGGGGTTGGCAAAGTAACGAGCCAGAGTCCAAAGGTTTCGCTGCGAAGATGTTTCAAGCTTTGTCGATTCCTTTGGGTTTTGCTGCGTCTACTGGCATGGAAATTGCGGATCTTGTTTCGGGTCAGGATGCTTCTTTTTCTGATTGGTGGCGACAGGCGTACTCGGATCCCATCAACTGGGGTGATGTTCGGGCGAAACATAAAAACATTTACAAGTACATGGCACCTTTCACGTTTGGTTTGTCGGCTGTTCCTGCGGCGTTTGACATGTTGGGTTTGGAAACGATTGCAGATTTTTCTGCTGATGTTATTTTTGATCCTCTTAACATTCTTGGTGGTATTGGCAAGCTTGCTTCTTTGAAGGGCGCTACGAGTGTCGCTGCGGATTTGTTGAAGGTTGCGGGAGTGGCTGATAAAGCTGGAGATGTTGCCCGAGCTAAGTTAGCTAAAGATGCTGCTATTGCGATGAGTGATGGTAAGAGTTTGTCTGCTGGGGTGCGCTTTCTGCGCACCCAGGGAACGGCAGGGAAACAATTAATTGAAGAGATGGGTTTGAATCCTGGCCTTCGGGCGAGGTTGCCTGGCACTGGCGTGTTTGGTCGTTTCTCTAGAGCTGATCAGATCCCTGGGATTAGGAATATTGTTGCGACTCGTCGAGCTAAGCAAGTGCCGGTTTATTATAAGGCGCAGGCTGGTTTATCAGATTCTGCTGAAGATATTGGGAAACTTTCGGCTGCCATTATTGCGAATAGAGGTAACAAGTTTCCTTCTAACCCAGTTGACCTTTTGGGTAAAGCTGCGGGGAAGCAGCCTGTTGAGCTGATGTTACCGAAGGGGCTTAGATCGATTGGCGCTTCGCTTCAGATAATGGATTCGCCTATACGAGGTTGGAACGCGGTGATGGGAACTCGCGGCGGCCAAATTTTGCGGGATGTTGGCCCTGGTATTATTTTCAATTCGGCGAAGTTCGCTGATGGGTTTTTGAATCATCCTGATCCAGCGGTTCGTATCGTTGCGAAAGATATTCATCGTAGGACTCGTGGCGCTAATTGGCGTGGCCGCAAATTTAATGCGGACATTGAGACGAATGTTATTGATGCAGTTAATTTGGGTCGGAGAAATAATCTTACTCCTGATGATCTGTATGAGTTGGGTTCGTTTGATTCGTTTGATGATCTTTTGTTTGAAGGTGCTCTTCGGCCTGGGGTTTTGCCAGAGTCTTTCTATGGTGTGCCTTTGGAGCAGTTAGAGATTATTCATCAAGCAGCGGTTCGGACTAGTCGTGAGAGTTTGGCTGCGCAGATGGGTCATCGTGGCGGCGATTTTGAGGTGGCGGTAAAGACGGTTGCTGCCACTGAAGGCGGCTATGTCCCGAGACATTTGACGCCTGAGGGTCGGGCGATGATGGTTGATGGAGCTGATGAGGTTCCAGTTGAATCTTGGAAAGATTTAGGGGCTGCGTCTCAGAGCAATCTTGCTCAGAGACGAAACGCTGCGAATTTGAAAGATCGAAAGATTGTTCCTGGCGGAGTTGTCGAAGTCAAGGTGCCTGAAGGTTGGGTGGCTCCTCCAGGGACAAACCCGAAATCTTTGCGATGGTCAGCGACAGGCAAAAAAGTTGAGAAGATCCAAATTTTGGATGAAGTGATTGATCCTCGCGTTGCCGGTAAGAGTGTAGCTCGGCAAGTTAATGAAGCTGCTGAAGCTATGGGGCTCCCAAAAATTTATGACACTGATTATGCGGGTGTTTGGGCTGCATATGGCAACGTTGTCGGTTCCGATTTTAGGATGCGTCTGATTGAAGAGATTTTTGAATCATTCGGAATTCTTGTTGATGACATGGCTCCTTTGATTGATGAGGCTGCGAAGCTTTATAAAAAAGGTGAGGAGGCTGCTGGGAGTTTAGCTAAGGCTAAAGCGAGAGCTAAGCAAGCGCAGAAGAAAGCTGCGGAGGCAGCTCGCGTTCGGATGGGTCATTATCGTAAGGCCGCTAATGGTCGGACTATGGGTAATGTTCGCCCCGATAATGTCGGAGGCGAAGAAATTTTAGATAATGCGTTGCAGCTTGAAGAGGCATTCATTAAGCAGAACGATGCGTTTGCTGAAGTCGAGGTGATTACAGCTCGCGTTGAGGTTGTTCAAGCTCGGATGGATGAGCTGGCTCGTACTCGAACTGATAATGGGTCGATGGCTGGACGCGAGTACGTTGAGCTTGTTCAGGAGTATTCGGATCTTGCGGCTCGGTTACATCAGCTTGATCAGGCGAGCGCTCAAATTGATGCCTATGTGAACATTGTTCGGAAGATGCGCGATTTGGAAGCGGTTCGACTTCCTGAGAATCAGCCTATTGAGGGTCGGAAGTACGCTGAGAAATATTGGACTGATGAGCCTCTTGATACGGCGATGTACACTGCGTTGCGCGAAGAGATGGAAGATCAGATGGCTTTCTTAGCTGACGCTATTGAATCCATTGAGAAGCAGGCGGTTGCTTATGGCAACAAGTCGCCTGAGTCAATTTTGCTTGAGGATTTGAAGATGGCTTCTCATGGTGCTTTGCAGACCGTGAAGGGCAGGGCCAGTGTTCAAAATACTTATCGTTCTGCGTCGAAACGTATCGAATGGTTTAATAAAGAAATCAGAAAGTTTATTGATGCTGATCAAGCGGTTGGGGGTCATGAGTATCGGCTTTCCTCGGCAACTCGGACTGTTCCTTTAGAAACTCGGCGAGCACAAATTTTGGAAAGTATCGCTCGTCAAAATAATTATATTGACGAGCTGTATCAGGCCGTTCGGGTTGGGGATCCTTTGCCTTTAGAGGGTCTCCCTGGGTTAGGTAGCGCGGCTCGGACTGTGCCAGCGGCTGATGGTACTCTTAATCAAAACTTTTTAGATGATTTTGTTGGGCCTGAAGTTTTAATTTCAGAAGAAGAAGGTTTGGCGAGGGTAAACAGTTATTTGTTGAATCAGCGAAACATTGCTGTTGAGCATTATGCCAAAGCGAATGATCGAGTCGTTGAGCTTTCGGAAGCGTTGCAAGTTCGGATAGCCCAAAAAGATGAGGCGCTTCGCAAAGGTGACGTTAAAGGTGCTCAAAGGGAAGAGCAGATGGGGCGGGTGGCTGCCGCTGAGGCTGCTGCTCAGGCTGCTGATTTAGAGACGTTGCAGCCCATCCTTAAAGAGTTTGATCAGATAATAAGAACTCTTAATTCCAGGTTGGGTAGAGCAGGTGGTTTGCGAGACGACGCCGGTTTGGGTGTCGCTGACGGTCTTAATGATGCGATGGCTCAACTTGATGAGTTGTTGAAACGGTACAAAAATCAGAGCATGGCTAGCCCTTTGCCGACTAGTGGGCAGCCTTTGAAAGATTTGCAAAACATTATGCAGGAGGACATGGGGCATTGGGGTCCCTGGACGATTCTTGCTGATTCTAATCAGATGTCGAGAACCGACATTGTTTCTTTGCTTGATGGTTATCAGCGAGCTGGCGACACGATCCGATTAGGGGCTTTCGGAAAGCAATATAACAAAGTTTATAATTACATTAAGAGTGCTCAGTTAACTTCTCTTGGTTGGGTTAGCCGAAACGTTCAAGGCGCGATGATGTCGATGTTCGTTGAGGGTGTGCCTCCTACGATGGTTATGAGAACGCATCGTCTTTTGGGGCAAGCGTTACGAGCTGGAGAAGGTCGGGTTTCTGAAGGCGTAGATATCATGATTGCGCGTAACCCTGGTAATGCTGAGTGGAAAGCTATTCGCCAGCTCATTGATGTTGGTGTGCTCAAATCTGGTCAGGGTGCATCTGCTTTAGATTCGAATGTTATGGGAACGTTTTCGAGAACTTCGGTTGTTCTCAAAAACTTTGCGACTAAGGGACGTGTTAAGCGGATAGAGCTGAGTCCTCTTAAAGCCGACAACGTTGTTTCGAGTACAATCCAAGATGTTAATAATCGGATGGAAGATGCAATCAGGATCGGTACTGGTTTGCACGCTCTTTCTACTGGCGGGTCTGTTGATGATGCATTAGAGCTGATCGCTGATAGCCAGTTCGATTACGGCGAACTCACGAAATATGAACGAGCTATAAAACAAATTGTTCCTTTCTATACGTGGACTCGCAAAAACATGCCGTATCAGGCGTCTCAGCTTTGGAGAAACCCAGGTAAGTACAATGCGTTGTACTCGGCTAAACGAAATATTGAGAGGAATAGTGATAGCGAATTCTTTGTTCCTGCTTACTATATGGCTCCTTTCGGAATTCGTTTGCCGTTCGCTATGGGCGGCAATCAAACCTATTTCACGCCTGATTTGCCGTTCACTGATCTATTTAGATTGCAAAGCGAAGAGTCAAACTTGTTTAAGGTCGCTGGCGAGTTCGGCATGACTCAGGTTACGCCGATTGTTAAGGCTCCTTTGGAGCTGATGACTGGCAAACAGTTCTTTAAGGGTTTACCGATTAGTGATCGGTGGGGGAAGACGCCGCTGTATGTCGATAAGGTCCCTGGGCTTAGTCATGGGCTTAGAGCTTTGGGTTTGATGAAGAACGGCAAGATGCGCCAGTCGAATGTGTATATGTTGGAGCAATTTATGCCGTTCTATGGTCGAGCACGAAGGCTTCTCCCGACTGAAGATAAGTTCGAAGGGGAACGCCATTTACAATCTGCGTTATCGTTCTTTTTCGGAATTCCGCTGAGGATCAACACTCCGCAGACTGCAAGAAGTGCTCGCCTGGATATGGATCGGAAACGAGCAGCTACTCAGCGCGATGGTATGGATTTAGCTAATACTTCGCGGTAAAAAAGAATAAACTCGCAGAACTTTTCTGCGAGCTAATTCCCATATAAACGTTGTAGGCTGATGCCCAAATCCAGGATATCGTGCAATGTCACGTTCGGGACACCGCAAACAGTTATTAGTGCAGATAATTTCTCGAACTCAGTGGGGCGCTCAGCTCGCCCGAAAACCATTCAAAGCCTTGAAACCCTCTCGGGTTCGAGGCGTCGCAATCCATCATTCAGGAGTTAAGAATGGGCCTAAAGGGCTAGACGCTGTTAAAGCGTTCGAAAGATACCATCTTTCGAAACCTGGCTACATAGCTATCGCATATAGCTACCTTGTCGATGAAGAAGGCAAAGTTTATGAGGGCCGTCTGGAAGGCTCCCAGAGCGGCGCTACCAAAGGCTACAACGCTGTTAGTGAAGCTATTTGCTATACCGGTGATGGCGATCTGCCAGTTCCAGAAGCAGCTCTTAAGTCGATTAAAGAACTTGTTGATTATATTCAGAAAAAATACAACTCGAAGCTTTGGGTAAAACCTCATAGGGCTTTAGGTAAGACTTCTTGCCCTGGCAACGTACTCGCAACATGGGTTGTTAGCGGAATGCCTCTTGAAGGCGCTACGCCATTAGCTCTCGATAAATCTAAAGAGATGAGAAGGCTCGCTGAAGCTGTCGCTCGGATGCCTTTAAGCCGTAAAAGGCGGAGTCGTGGCGAGGCCGTGCGAGTTTGCCAACAGAGACTGAATGAGCGTGGTTTTGATTGTGGTCCAGCCGATGGTATTTGGGGTCCCAAAAGCGCCAAAGCTTGCCGTGCATTTCAGAAGTCCCTGCCATATTTGAAAGCCGATGGGATCTGCGGATCCAAGACATGGAAAGCCCTTTTCGATGCCTGAACAAAGTGAAATAGAAGAACCAGTCATAACCGTGGTGGAGGAGCCTAAAGATGCTCGTCCTGCCGATCCTAAAGACGTTGCTGCTGATCTTCGAACAATGAACTATGGGAACGCTCGTAACGATGCAAGACCATTCGGAAGGTAAATAAAAAATGAGCACTTCAGGAACTGACATTAAAGATTCATTAGAGCGAATTGGTTGGACCGCTATCCAAAGCTTTTTAGCAATCTTTGCTTTAGGCGACATGGGGACTCTTCGAGCAGCTCTAGTTGCTGGCGGAGCAGCGGCCTTATCAGGTCTCAAAACTATTGCTAAGAAACGACTGGAAAGCTAATGGAAGAAGACCTCGAAGATGCGTGGCTTGCCTGGCATTCCGAGGTCGGACATGAGCTGGGTGCTGAGATAGAAAAAAACTTTAGGTCAACTTTTCATTTATTTGATTTGCTTGATGGCACGCATGCGAAATGGATTCAAAGTCGAAGTGAAGATGAAGACGACTACTTCGGAATTTTGCTAGTTTTCTCTGAAGAGGAGCTGGCTGATTTGATGACTGCTTGGCTTGAAGCTCAAGAAGGTAACATGAGAGCTGGTGCTTCAGTAGCGAACTGGCTTTCGACTTTCTTTCAGTTTATTGATGGAGCTTGCGAAGAAGATTTTAGCTAGTTCGATAAGCGACTAGCGACAATCTCATTATTTAAGAGAGCTTCATAAAGGACTTCTTGAAGGCGGTCGCGTCTTCGAGCGATAGTGGTTTTTGGGATGCCAGTGAGTTTTTGAGCTAAGCGAAGGGAGCAGGATGCTAAGAAAACTGTTTCGAAAACTGCGACATCAATTTCATCAAGAGCTAAGGATTCGAGTACATCTGCTACAACGTTTTCAAGCTCTGTTTGTTCGGGGGCATGAACGAAGTTAACTGCCTTTGAAGAAACATAATAAGCCCTTTCAGTATCATCAGTGAATGGTTCTCGGCTGACTTGCCACCAGTCTTCCAAAGGGTTTCGAGGGAACGTTTTTCTTTTAGAGTCTTCATATTCTCTGCCTCTAGGGCGCATCATATTTGCCCCAGGGCAGATCAGAAGGCCGTATTCTGATGACGGCTTTTCCCCTGGTTGTGTCTGAATAGTTTTCGTGTGCGACGAGCTGCCGGTCGATTAGTTCCCATGCCGCATCGAGGGGCATCCATAGCTCGTCATTCCTAGCTGAGCTGTAGAGCCAGAACCAGACTGGGGAAGCTATTTCGTGCCATCGGTCTAATGCTCGAAGTTTTTCGAGTTTGATTCGTAAACCATTTTTCCCGAACCCTTGAACTTCGACGAGAGCTGGCGATGACATTATGAAATCTGGGGTGTATCTTTCGAACAAGGAGAGTCTTTGGACTCCCCAGTTCAGCTCGGGTCTATCAAGTCCATATCTTAACGCTTTTGGATAACGCGACATGAATTCATCTTCAGCTTGATGACCCCACGTTCCTGAATAGCGGTCTCGCAAATTGTGGGAATGATTTGTTTGTTTCAAAGTTTTATAATGTCAACCTGCCGTACCTGAGAGTCGTTGACGAACGCTCCAGTTTTCCCGCCCGATGTTGTTTTGCCTTGTTGCAGCCCATCCAAAACACATTTCAAAATGTTGTCGATGTCGCCGCCCCAATTCTTTGAGCACTCGCCCAGCTCATAGACGCGAGCTGTTGCGGATGTTCTCGATAAAATGATTTCAATTCCGACTGGTTGATCGAACGTTGGGTGCTCTGCTGCTTCCCAAGCGTCACGCCATTTACGTTCGTAGTCCAATGTTTTCTTTGGTGTGAAAGCGTGACCGTTTTTGGTGACTCGTGGCCGTTCCTTCGGGACCGGCCTCTCATCTACGTGAACAAAGTATCCTTCTTCGGGGTGACTCATTTAGACTCCTTAAAAGATTGCTGGTTCACCGAGACAGCCGCTACAGCGGACTCGCACATCTCTTCGTAGCGTTGCGTTTTGTCTTGCCGGTCCGAGAATTTACGAACCCATCGGTCATCCCATTCGGATAGCAGAGCGACAGAGCGTTCTTTACTTTCGCCGCATTGCATCAATCGGCAAGCGAGCGTAAATAAAGAATCGCTTCGGTCTGTGCCTGTCGGCCCATTGTTAATTTGGTCTTGCAGATCTGGCGGATATTTATCTGCATCAGATCGTCGCCTGCGGAGAGGCATCGGACTTGGAGGCGCTTGCGGCTTAGGGAGATGAGCAGCGATTCGTTCTAGCTGCTCTCGGGTAACCAAGCTTTGTTCGGCGTACTTGCAGAACTCTTCGAGCGTTAAAGTCCAAGAGTTTAAGCGCATCACTTGGCGTCCAGGGTTAGACACTGCGGGGTAAGGCAATCTGATACCGTTGCCAAAGTTTTTGTTAGTTAACGAAATCTGTTTTGGATACACCTCTTTGACTGGTGCTTCAACGAGCAGACATGCTGCCATCATTGCGTCTCGCATCAGTTTCGCTTCAATCGGCTCAGCCGCATAAATCCAAAGATGAACGCCCTTACTTCTCGATAACTCTGTGAACGCTACAACATTGAAAGCATCGAATACTTTAGTGACGTTCGCCGCTTGAATCAGCGGCTCAGGGTCTCGGGGAGCATCCCAATCAACAACTCCGAAGTTCACTGTCGGCGGCTCGCCAGGAATCAGCGGATACACACCCAACGGCTCATCCGCAAACAAATGCTCCTCAACCGAAACGAGATATGCTTCACCGAAATAGCCGGTCGGTTTATCGTTAGCATCTTTCCTCGGGCGGAACTCTATCCCATCGGCGACCGCACCACCTTGATGAAGCCGAGCGAAACTTTCAGCTAACGCTCGACTCATTAGCTAACCAGCCGATCTTCAGTCATCTCGTCGATATGTCCAGTATCAGGATCTAAATAAAAAGTGAATTGGTCTAATCGACCTGGCGGTCTCTTGTTTTTCCAGAGACCTACCGAAATACTATTTTCATGAAGTCGTTTCATTTCACCAATGTGGGAAGTGTTTTCTCGCTCCCGCCACACTTCATAAATGAACATTGATTCGGCTTCGCCACCATATTTACCTGCGCTGATGCCTGCGGATTTCCCTCGGTCTCCTGAACCGCGACCAGCTTGATGAACAAAAGCTACTGGCAGCCTTACGTCCTTTGCGAATTGTTTTAGCCCTTGAGCGAGTGCTTGAACGTTCCCCACTTCGGAGCTGGACCTTCGACCGTTCCCTCTCAATAGTTCTAGATAGTCAACCATGAGAAGCGTTGCTTCTTCACCCCACCCATCTTGAGCTTCGGCGAGTACATCATGCATAAGGTTGAATGTTGGAGCACCGTCGTAGATTCGTATCTTGTCGAAGAAATTCCCTGGCTTACCAAGATCTTGCAAATGACCGATAAGGGTTTTGTCACCTTGGCGGAGCTGCTTCTCAACATCAGCGCCATTTACCCCAAACATGATCGAATATAGTTTCGCTACTACTAGCTCAGTCGGTTCATCGGGCGAGTAGATAACTCCTCGGAAATGCTCATCATTCAGGAGGCTTCTTACGATGCAATTATAAAGCCATTGAGATTTGCCGCTATGGGATTTACCGACGACTTGCATCAGTTCGCCTCTGCCGAGACCTCGGGTAAGGATGTCGATTCCTCTGAAACCTGTTTGCCATCGTTGTTCTGGGTTCGACGCGTAGTCAACCCATCGTTGGATTGCTTCGCTTGTTGGCGGAGCGAGACTTTCTGGAGGGTCAGCCGACTCGGCGGCCTGGAACCCGCTTTTCTGAACCATAGGAGGCGAGATGTTTAGAGTCGGGGCAGCGGCTTTGCTGATCCGATCTAAAATCTCTTCATCAGAAAACGCGACGACTGGCCCTCCAAGAGCCATTACGCAGCGACTCGGGCCTGAGCTATTTTCGCTCTCAAAGCAAGCAGCACATTCTGCCCGCTACCAAAGTCTTCGACGCTGCCATCAGCATTAGTTACACTGCTCGGAATTGAGTCTTTCCAAAGACCACATTTACCATAAGGAGCTGGCGCTTTATCACCCAGTTTGAAGTCTGCCCAATTTCCGCCATTCGAAGAAGAATTAGAATCATCAACATTATCGAATGTTAGATGAGGGTTCTGCCACATGAAGTTGGCAACAGCTTGCTTGTCTGGCCGTTTCGGTTTACCGGTAGCTGCTACTGGGGCGGCTGATGGAGCTGGCGCACTTGTACTTGCCCGAAATGTTTGCGGAGCAGGTTGAGCGCTTTTGGCTGGCGCATCAGCGCCTACCTCCTGCGAAAGAGTTGAGTAAACAGTTTCGAAGCTTGCCGCCCAAGCCTCATTATCTCCAGTGTTCTGCTGAAGTCGCCCTGCGACTTGCGCAGCGGTCTGAATCAACCCAATCGCTGGGTTATAGTCATTCATAATTTCTCCATTGTTAGTTTCTGCCGTTTGGCGAGATCTGTTTCTGACTTCCAAAAAGGTTCGGCTCCAAGAGCGACCCCACGGCACTCGGTCCAATGGGGGCACCAATTCGGATCGCAATACCATGAGTCCCAACGCTGCGGAAGAGAAGTCAGGTTCGCTTCCAGCGAAACCGCTATAGAGACACACATCTCTAAAAGCGCTTGATGATTCTCTGGCCTATTAGGAATTCTTCTTATGTTAGTTTTCGGGGCCGATAGATAAACCAAAGTAAATGACTGGGCTTTAAGCGCCCAGTTATAAACCATTGCCTGAATGTTGCTTCGATCTTCGATCCAGAGCGGCCCATTCGTTGGGCAAGTCTTAGGGTTCTTCCAATCAATAATCTCGACTAACCCTTCATCGTTTACCTGCACCCAGTCAGGGGTTCCTGTTAAATAAATCTTTCTTGTACCGTCCTCATAAAACATTTCCTCAAATTTTTGCTCAACAGCTATAGGTGCTCGGAGTAGCGGCAAAATGTTCGCGTACCAAATATCTAGATTCGCTTCAATCGCATCGAAAGTTTCTTGCGGACTTTGACGCCAATGAATATGTTTTTCAGAAGAAAGAATCTCAAACTCTTCAACACCCCAATTCAAAAGATCAGACAGACCAGGCTGCTGATCGTTGTCCGACCAAATTTGGCCGAACGATTCGATGGCATTATGAACAGCGTTTCCTCTGATCAGATCGGAGCTGTTCGTTTCGATACCCATTCCCAAGTTCGTTCGCCGAGCGGACTCTGGGCATTTCCAAAACTGATTCAGAAACGACTGCCGAAATTTATGGACGTGCTTCAACGCTATGGGCGAGTACATCTTAAATCTCTTCAGTCCACGAAACGAAAAGGAAACCTTCTCTTGGAACTACCGCCATGCTTTTCGGAACCGTTTTGCATTCAGCCAGTTCGCATAACTCCTCGAAAGAAACTTTTATCTGATGCTCTTTCGTCTTTCGCTTGACTGAATGTTCCATTGCTGCTCTTTCCCTAGCTGCGTAGATCGCGATCGCGATCTAATCTTTTTATGAGCCTCAAAGGCTCATTATTTGATCACGATCACGCGCGATCATTATGAAAAAGGGTACAGCGTGACATCGCACGATGTCAAGCATATGTCACGAAGATGTACTCGAACAAAAAAGAAGAAGCCCCCGCCCGATGTTCGGGAGGAGGCTCCTTAAAGAGAAAGCGCTAATTGTTTATTGTATTTTTTTTCGTTTAGCTACCTTAATTGTTCCCGCTTCGATGGATGTTGTTTTAGCTTTCCCTGCCACTCTTTTTTTCAGCTCAGAAACAGTCGCCCATAGATCTTCGACCTCCGACTCTTTCTCTCGGAGAAGATATTTCAGAACCCCAATTTCTTCTCTAAGAGAATCCACTGTTTCTTTATGCTGCTTTTCAGCAGCTTCAGACTCAACCCGAACACTAGATAGCTGCCTATTAGGAGCTAACCCCTGCTTAGCCAAATTATTATAAAGCCTTGTCCTCGTCACGCCGGTTGCCTCCACGACATCGGCGACAGGAACATCATTGTTATAAAGTTCAATAGCGTAAGCAACTAATTCTTTTTGAGACAACTTTCTAATTTGTAATGAAGTCAATATTTTCATAATTCATCATCCCATTCTTCTGTCATGGAGTCGCCCAGCTCGGCGACAATAGCTTTAGAATCATCAAAATCCAGCAGCCCTTGTCGCGCTAGCACTGACACACATAAGCTCAGGATGCTACTCATATGTTTTAGCGGTTCATCTTTTAATTCTTCTTTTGCTGCGGCAGCGTTAACTCGGCTGCATCGCTCAGCTATCACTTCCCAACGCCCAGGATCCAAATTGGCTCCCATGCACATCAGCTTATTCGGAGCATACCGATATATTAATGCGCCTCGAAAAAATGACTCATTTGAATAAACCAACGTTTTGGCTTGCACATCCCGAGCCAGTCTCGGCTCGCCAACCACATCCATAAAACGACTGTTCGGATAATCATTAACATATAGATCCCCCAAAACAAGCTTCCGATGGTTCTCAGGATCTAATTGTTTATTGGTAGCGAAAATTCTGTCAGAGTGCTCAAATAGAAAAACGACATCCATCGCTCCTACCTCAAACAAAGTCGCGAACATCTGCTCAATTTCCTGCATCATAACATAGTGAGTTCTCTCCATTCCCTGAAGAGTGCTCTCTAGAAGTTCAAGACTCTGCATTGTTAGACCTCTCGCTCTGTTCCAACTCATCTGAAATGATTTTATTCCAGCGAACAATAAACGCTTGAGCGTCTTTTTGTATCATCCGATTTCGCTTGACTTCCTGATCTAACCTTGCGGCCATCAAATCTCTATCAGAGTCCGCTAATGGTATTGAGCCAGTCAAAGCGGCTGGAGGGCATCCCAAACAATCTGCGAACTTTTTTATGTTGACAGTCGGGATATAACCCCCTCGCTCATATCGGCTATACGTATTCCAATCCATATTCAAAGCATGAGCTGCCTCCCAAACAGTTTGGTTATCGTTGATTCGCCGTTGTTTCAACAGCTTTCCAATTTGATGAGTCACCCCCTCTTTCGCTTCAGAGCTTCCCATATCTTCCCTTTCGCCATCAAAGTTGTAGCAGTAGTAAAAATCGTTTTCATTACTGTCTGCCGACATCATGCCACATCCTGACTTCGTGATGCGGCGTTTTTTTGAGCCAATGCCTCACCCGCATCATAATATTTTGTTGTAGTCGTGTAATTCAGGTGACCCATCAGCCACATAAGCTCCGAATCTTCATAAGCATCCGCTGCCAAAAGTCGAGCCAAATTAGTTGCAAAACTATGACGCAACTGATGAGGAGTAAAAGGTAACGGCGTTCGATATTCATAAGCGTTCCCAAACAGATAAGAAACCTGTCGGGGAGTCGGACCTTCATCCCTTAATGAGTTCGCACCCAAATTCGGAACAAAAGAAACTGAGGAACTCCGCTTATTCTTTTCGCAATGACGCTCAATCGCTTCAATCCACCAATCCAAAAACTCGGTAGCCTGAAACCCCTTACCATCATGATCCCTCGCGAGCTTCCTCGCAGGAACCTGATATTGATGCTCCCGAATATTAATGCCAGCTCGCGTTCGCTTACGCTCAAAAGTCATCGTCGGCTCACCCATGTCATCAACGCTTAAAGCGTCACAACGTAACCCTGCCATCTCAGCTCGACGCAAACCCATCCACCAGCCCAGTCCCAAACAGATCCTTAAAGGATCACCCAGATCAGTATCTAAAGCATGCTTATAAAAGATCTCTAAAGGAACCGGCTTCGGTTTCGAAAGTTTCGTCGGAACCGGCTGAGCGCCTCTCAAAGGATTCTTACCCAAATCCTTAAAATCGTCCATCCATTGAAAGAACGATTTCAAAGCATAAAACTCTCTCCGCTGAGTCGAATCCGAAGGAGGAGAGTTCCTGCCACTCCTTCGATGCCTCCCACGTTGAAAAAAATTGTACGGCTCCAACCTGTCAGGAAATAAAGGATCAACCCCATTCTCCGAACACCACCTATCCCATTGCAACAGCACAGTCCGATAAGCCGTAAGCGACGTCCTAGCACGCTGCCTAGCGACCCTGCTCTCATCCATGTACTCGCCAAATAAGTCGCCAAAAGACGCCTTTTTCGTGATCATAACTTTTCTCACTTTCCCGATGATTTACTGAAAAAACATCAAAAACGATCAAAGTCAAAGCAATGTGGAGCTAAGGGGAATTGAACCCCTGACCTCTCACCGACTCATCCCTAGATCGAAATTTAATGTGATAATAAATTTAGCACAGAAATAGTTGTGCGATCAATCATTGGGATGAGTCGGCTCGTTCGGCGGCTCTCGCCGCCTAACTTGCTTCGAGTACAACCAGCTCAGGAAGGGCTTCGTTTCTTGACAATCTGATTCGCTTCATGTCTTGTTTCAACACATAGGCGTTGAAACATTTGTTGAACGCAGTCAGGTTCTTTCTCAAAGACCTTTGTTTGTTCTTGTCATGATCAGAGTTTTGTTTAATCATCCAGTGACGCAAAACGTTTCTTGGATCTTCTGGATTTTCGTTGCCGTTAATTAACCCAGTCAAAAAATCGTCCACTGTGTGGTCGCCATGCAGTTGTGTGCTCAGATAGATCGCTACTGCCCATGATTTCGTTCCTGTCGATGGGCTGCCGAAAGGTATCGCGTCTTGAGCGATGTAGCTTTTGATTACGGCATCGACTGCTTCAGTTTCATGCAGTTTGATCCATTTGTTCATTTGGCTTTTGGTGATCTGCTTGTGATGTTTTATGCCAGCGAGTGATCCTTCTTTTTCTATGGAGCACATGTTGGCTATCAGGTAAGCTAAAACTTTTTGGCGACGTTCGGTACCCAAGTTTGCGTGCGCTAGGAACTGATGCATTTGGCGTGGGATTCCATCGTCGATGGTTATGTAAGCTTTTTCTGAAAGCCCTCGGGCCACTAAAGCGTTTTTGATTGTGACGCCACTTTCAACGACTGCCATTAGGCGATGTTGACCATCGATCAAAACGTCATTCCTGTTGAATCTCACTGCGTCAGCGTTAGCGACCCAGTTCTGTTCTTTCAGGTCGATAGCTAGTTTCCTAATTTTCGCTTTAGATGGCTTCCTGTTGTCAATGTTTTTCATGAGCCATTGCGAAGCAACTTCGGGAGTTATGTCGGTGGTCTCGTATGAAATAATATTATTTTCTTGAACTATCATGTTTCCCTTTGTTTGTTTATTTTGTTTGTTCCTTAGGTCTGAGGACCAGGAGGAGGTTCTGAGTTCCATTCGAAGTTCGATGGATGTAACTCGAAACTTGTGTCGCGTAGCGGTAGCCGCACTACGTTGTCGGGCAGCGGATGATAAGGATCTGATCCTCTGCTGAGATCTGCCCAGATCAATGCTGCCTCTTCGGCTAGCTCAGTCAAATGGGCGAACGCTTGAGCCTGCTGTATAGCTAGGTCGCCTAGCTTCACTGCGACTTCTTTTGAGATCATGCTGCAACCCAGCGGGCGGGAAAGGTCCCGCCAGGTCGCAACTCGTCCATGACTGCGCGACATGTTTTCGGGTCGCAGCAGTGAGAATGAACTTTTTTCCCTGAGTAAGTTAGATGCTGTTCAGCTTCTTCTTGTGAGGTGAAAGGGGTTGAGCACACTCCGCATAAAGAAATGTTGTTTAGTCGTTGAGCAGCAGCGTGCTCGGCTTGACGATAGAGGTTGCTTTTCTGTAGTTCTCGGGTGGCAACTCTTTTCCAATATCTTTGCGCAAAGAATTGGGCGATTGCTATCGGACCACCAATGACGATCATCCAAAAATATAGAGCGACTAAAAGTTCCATCAATATCCCCTAGCTCTCATGATTTCCCCGCGAGTTAAACAGTCGGGGTTGTTTCTCAGTTCCAAATCTTTTTGGAACCGTTCTCTTTTGGGTTGGGTGGACTCCGATGAATTTCTCGCATGCTGACTGACTCGGTAGATGCCTTTACGTCGTTGCGAGTTCATAAAGGATCTGTGAGCTGACACGCACAAGTTGCAGCGACAATCTTCTTCCCAACGTTGTTGAGTTCCATGTAGTGAGTTCATGCGTTCCCTTTCCCTGAACAAAACTATATCGTGATGTCACGCTACATATCAAGGTATGATCTCATTATGTTGGGAATGCTGCTTTGGGCCTTAATCGACTTCGCTGGAGTTCAAGCTGAACCTCCAGCGGAAACACATATCAGCGCGGTGGTCTGTAATTACTTCTCGGACGAGTGCTCGAACGCCTTAAGAATTGTTGAGTGCGAATCGCAATTCAACCAGTTCGCATTCAATGGATTCGACAACGGTATCTTTCAATTAAATGAATATTGGCAACGTGAAGCTATGGGCGAAGAACGTTGGGCTAACCGATTCGACCTGAATGTAAATACTTCTTGGGCGTACTCGCTCTGGTCAGAGTTTGGATGGAGACTTTGGGCCTGTCGCGTAGTGTTGTGAGCTGAGATTCGAGCTGATCTTCAATGGATCAGGTCGCCCACCGAATAGATGCCAAGTGAGCAGCGACCACACGAGTCCCAACAGTGTCCTCCTTCGCGGATCAGCTATTTGCCTAGCGAAGTAGGCACTCATAGTTTGATGTTCGCTAAGCACGGCCCACAAGTCATAGCCGACTACTACAGCGACCGTTGCGGCCCATCCAGCAGCGCCAGTATTGGAGCGTCTCATAATGCTTTAAGAACGTTGTCCCAAAAATGAAAGAACCCCATCTCCGAAGAGATGAGGTCCAGTGCAAAAAGCCGTAGGAGGTTATTTTGCGTCTCCTACGATATCGGGTCAATCGAGAGATGGCCCATCAACTTCTTCGGACTTAGCTTCAAGAACCCAGGTATTCGCATAACAATCTTCTTCGTTGTTCTGGAAATAATCATTCAGAATGTTTTGCATTGTCGGTGCGTTCATCATGTCTTCACCATTTTCATGGATGAGCAAAGTGTATTTCTTATAAACGCTCATGATGCCTCCTTGGCCTGATCCACTGACTGTAACACTTCAAGTGCCAACTCTCTAGAGCTAATCAACTTCAAGTCAACTTGCTCCAACAGAATCTTGTTCTGCTTTTTAAGCGCCTTATTCTCACGCAATATCTGTGCTCTACTCGGCATACGCTTATCAACTTTCCTTCGATCTCTCGGCACTCCAGCATTATCTAACCACCGATAAATCGAAGATCGATCAACATCCACGAACTCAGTGATCTTCGCTATCTCGTACCCAGATTTATACATGGCAATAACTGTTTGTTTCTGTTCACCCTTATGAACTTTCATTACACTCCTTCGATAACTAGAGATCCATCATCAGCAGAATAAAAATTCCAGGCTTTAGCCGTCCACTGAGCCATCATGTGAACGTCAGGCATCGACTCATTTTTTCTTAAAAGCGCGGCATCAACTTTTTCGTCATCATTCATGACGAAAAATTGTTCCTGCCAGTCACAACCACTCATTTCCCTCAACCGAAATGCCTGTTTCTCTCCATACGTTTCTTCGACCCATAGATCGAAGTTGTACTGATGCTGATGTCCATGCATTTTATAGTGGTGAATAAACCCTGATGACGTGCATTCGAGTACGTGCCTGCCTATTCGTTCCAACGTACCCATATCGTAATCGCCCATAAACTCATCAGAACCACCATTCATTACTATCTCATATAGGTAGTGCTTAAATGGATCCTCATCTAGAACGCTTAAACCTTCATATTGCTCTCTCATTTAGTTGCCTCCTACGGCTATTGATAAACTTACTATACACAATTTAACGAGACATCATGCGACATCTCGATATTTCTTGTTTCGGCAATCCCAACGTAGTTGCAGAAACTTCCCAACATATTGGGCCTTCCCAACGTAGTTGCTGATCGAACATCGACTCAGCTCTACGTGAGTGTTGGCGTCACGTACTCGCATCCAAGTTTTTTGCTGATTTTTTGGGCGCGCCTAATATTTGAGCCGATTTTTAAGGCCTGAGATGCGCACGCTATACCCATAGCCTAGACCTAATATAAACGCCTTAAATCGGCTTACAATCGCTACCGTGTCAAATTGACGCGTGCAGCTGCGCAGCTAATTGGAGCTAATCGGAAGACCTAAAAGCCGGTAGGATGCTGTGCAACGGCTCTAGAGCAAAAAGCAGAAATGACGCCCAAAGCGGGCGCCATCTCAAATAATTATTAGCTAACGATTAAGCGCAATAGATACCGCTCTCCACTAAATCTTTTACGTGTCGGTGCAAGACATCAGATTTGATAAGTCTCGTAACGTCATCTCCCCACCACTTAACCTTGACTTCACAATTCCAAGCCGAATCGGTGACAACATCCAAAATGATCCAAACATTAGGACCGCCGAAACCTACCAATAACTCAACGCTAGTAATCATTGGATCAGAGTCGAAACTATTCTTAGTAAACCATTTCATTTCTAAAACCTGATTTTCAATCCATAAATCCAAGATGTGGTGAGGGCCTACTTCATCCTCCGCTATTCCTAGGCGCTCCGCTAAATCATCAGCGCCGATTTCGGTTAGCCATGCGTCTACGTTCGCATCATCGATACCGAAATATTCGATACCATCCATTATTAGATCTAGCTGCTGAATCTCTTTTATATAGCTCTCAGCGACTTTCTCGCTATCGCTTTTAGTTGTTTCTGTTTCCATTTCTTACGCCTCCTACGGCTTTAATTAATGTGTCGAAGTAGTAGAGGACTTGAACCCCTAGAGCGGCCTTAAACCGCGTCTACCGTCTAACTAGCTAGCTCTCTTCTGGTTCGCAGTCGTGCCCATAATAAAATTCTTCTGCCTCCTCTTCATCAAACAAATCGAACTCGCGGGAACACTCATCACACTTAGCCTTAGCCATTAGTTCGAACCTCCAGCAATAGCAACGACACGAGAGCGCAGCCGCTCCGCTTCAATCTGATTTACTCGCTTAATGACTCCACGCTGCGCAGCGCTAGAAAGCGTCCAAAAGGGAGAACCTGCGAAGTGGTAGCAGTGATGACAGAAACCCGCCCAATTAGTAGGTGAGACCTCCGCGCACTGGTCACAAGGCACGGCCAAGAAATCGTGATCACTAGATATATGGCGCTTCATGATCCCACCGCGGCCTTTACTGCCTCAACACTTAAACCTTTTTCATGCGCAGCAATTAGAAACACTTCGGTATCTAGTCGCTTCTCTACTAAACGAATCATTTCTTTCTGGTGAGTACTAGATATCTCTAGCTCCCTAAACGTTTGGTACATCTTGCCTAGGAACCAATCGCACATATCTAGCGCTAGTTCTTCTCTTCCCTCTTCGGTATTATCCATCCACATATTAAGCCTCCTACGGCTATTGATTAGTTAGGGGAGAGCGTAGCCGAAATCACGCAACGTTTCAAGACATAGCGCTACACGTCTCACAATTCTTTGAATAGTTCGCTACCGCTCACCGTTACCCGCTCACTTTCCGCGCTTATCCCTGCCACCTTCCCACTATCGGCAACGCTCCAGACCTGACAAGCGCAGCGCTAACGCCTTACAAGCGCAGCTAGTAGGCCGATACCCCTTGTTTCATAAGGGTTTTAGCGCAGCGCTCACGACCTGCGAGAGATCTACAGACCAGTCGTGTCACTAGCGTCACGCTAGCTTCTCGGCGGACACGCCCCCCCCTAAGGGGGGTGGGGGCCAACTCGTAGGTGTAGGTGTAGATATACATTTACAGTGCGTACTATTTTGAAAAGGGCTATCTGTAGCGATGTGTCACGGTAGATCGCGGTTCTCGTAGCGCGTGATTGTTTGTTTTGGTGCGGAACCTCTTTAAGGTTCCTCACCGATGTTTAGCTCGGGCATGTACTCGGGTGGTTGCCCTCGCGATCGCGATCTACGCTTCTTTCTTGTTCGCTGCTGCTGTCCCACTTCGATGGGACGGCGCTCAACAATGAATGAGAGCTGGACAGCTAGGAGATCTGAATGCCGCACAACGGTGGAGGGAAGGGTTGGGTAACCGACCCTGTGACTGGGAAGCAAACTATGCCAGATATTTGGCGACAGTTTTTGGAGTGGTTGTTGTTGGGGCCTGAGAGGATGCCGAGCACTCAGAAGGAGTGGGCTGCTGAGAATGGTACGCATGAGGATACTGTTCGTCGGTGGAAGAGGGATCCTCGTTTTCGTAAGGAGTGGGAGTCTCGCGCTGCTGAGATGAATGTTCATATTGAGCGGGTGCAGGGTGTTATTGATGCTGTCTATTCGGAGGCGGTTAAGGGCGATATTAAGGCTGCGTCGCTTTATTTGCAGTACATCTCTGCGTATACGCCTGTGAAGAAGGTTGTTGTTGATAAGGGTGATGCTGCTTCGATGAGTGATGCTGATTTGGCGTTGGAGTTGCAGGAGATGTTGGCTGGTTTGGGGGGCGGTTCTGATGGATGACGAGTTGCCTGTTGAGGCTATGGGCGAACGTCTTGATCCTTTTTTGGATGATGAGCCGATTGAGTGCAGTTTGGACGAGTACGAGGTGTGTGAGTCGTGTCAGTAAGTGAAAGTTCTTTATTTAAGGATGGTTATTGTGCCTAAAGTTGGCGGTAAGTCTTATTCCTATAGCCCTAAGGGCCGTGCGGCGGCTTCTAAGGAGGCGAAAAGGACTGGCAAACCGATGATGAAGAAAAAAAAGAAGTGAGTTTTTTGTTTTTGGGGGTCAGTTATGTCGATCGAGGATGTTGCGGATAGAGCTGACGCTTGGGAAGCTAGCTTAAAACGAATTTTGAAAGCTGTGGCTGCTGTAGCTGCTTCTGCGGCTGGTTTGGTCGCGGGTTTGATGATGTTGTGGCCTGATGGGGAGGTTGAGAAACCGAAGCAGCAGTTCCATCCATTGACTGGGGCTAACACTATTCAGATTGGGGATGCTTCTGTTTCGTTGCCTATTGAGAATAAGGATTGTTCAAGTTTTTTGAACACTGTTAATTCTAAGTGGAGTGAGGAGCAGTGGGGTGTTTGGGAGCATTTGAAGAGGGAGGCGGGCTGTTAGCGTAGCGGCGGGCCGTTCATCCATAGTACTGCGCTGTGTCGTATCCCATCGGTGATGGGGACGACACGATGGTAGGTCCATGATGGGAATACTGTTGCGGAGCCTGCTGCTCCTTTGAAGATGTGTCTTTGTTCGTCGAGCTGTATTTCAAGTTCGCCGCCTTCGTAGTCTTGTTCGTTGCTTAGGTTTAGTGTGAGGGAAAGTTTCCGAACTTGCCCGAGCAGAGCTGTGTCTCGGGTTTGGTTGAGTGGCATCGGGTCGAGTTCTGTTTCTGCCCAGCGTCGTTTGCTGAACTGGTCGGCTTTGCTGTCGATGTGCCAGTCGTAGCCTGCATTGTTTTCTTTGTATTCTGTCATTTGGACTGCTTCTGGTGTTTGTAGATCTAGCCACCAGCCTGCGTTTCGGTTCGCTTCATAGATTAGCGATGTGCATATTTGTAAGGCTCGGGGGTCGTGACTCCATCCGATTGTTGATGACCTTTTTTCTGGGTCTTCGCCCATGTGGATTGCTGGGGAACCGGTTTTTATGGAGGTGTGGGCCACCTGTTGTAGGTAGTTAAGTTCTGAGTCTGTGAGCGCTTTAGGAAAGTGCCAGTATCGGTTGGTGAACAATTTGTCTCGTTTGTCTGAGTTGAAGCGTGAGGTTGAGTGGCGTAAATGCGTCACTTCTGAGGCTTATTTCATGCGGAATTACTGGAACATTCAGCACCCTGGACATGGAAGAATCCTGTTTGAACTTAGGGAAGCGCAGTCCCACGCTTTGATGGAGTGGGCGACTGAACGATATTCGTTAACGTTGAAAGCACGCCAAATAGGGTGGTCTACTTTGGTTGCTGCGCACCAGTTCTGGTTGGCTTTTTTTAAGCCTGACCAGAACATTATTGATTTATCTAGGACAGAACGTGAAGCGGTTTTGTTGTTGCGTAAAACTAAGTATGGGTACAGTAATTTGCCGAACTGGATGAAGGATCGTGGCCCGAAGTCTTTGGTTGAGCACCAGCAAAGGATGGCTTTCGCTAATGGTTCGCAGATAACGTCGATGCCTTCAGCTTCTGACCCAGCTCGTGGCGAGTCCGCTACTTTGATTGTGGTCGATGAGTGGGCTTTCTTGCCGAATGCTGAGCAAGCTTGGAGTTCCATAGAGCCGGTAGCCGATGTTGGTGGACGAATTATAGGTTTGAGCACTGCCAACGGTTCAGGCGATTTCTATCATCAGCTTTGGGTAGGTGCGACGACTGGCGCTAACAAGTTTAGTCCAATGTTTTTCCCTTGGTCTGCTGCTACTGATCGTGGCGATGCTTGGTATCAGGAAAAGGTTGAGTCGATGCTGCCTTGGCAGCTCGCTCAGGAGTATCCGACGACGCCCGAGGAGGCGTTCATAAAGTCAGGTAACCCTGTTTTTGATTTAGATGTGTTGGATGAGTTGGAGCGTCGTTGTACTCGGGGTATTGAAGGCTGGTTGAAACGTAATGGTCGAGTTGTGGAGCTGCGAACGTGACTTATACAGAATTTGTTTCTCCTTCTTTAAGTAAGAGCTATGTGACTGGAGTTGATACTGCGGAGGGGTTAGCTCATGGCGACTATTCGGTTATTCAGGTTTTGGATGTTGGTTCTGGAGAGCAGGTAGCGGTTTGGCATGGCCACATAGCACCTGATCTTTTGGCTGAAGAGGTTTATGCGGTTGGTTTGCGTTACAACGATGCTTTATGTTGCGTCGAGTCTAATAATCATGGGTTGACTACGATTACTGAGTTGCGGCATTTGGGTTATCCGAGGTTGTGGCGTCGCCGTGCTTTGAATCAGGTGAATAATCGGATGTCTCAAGAGTTCGGTTGGAAGACAACCCGAACCTCAAAACCACTCATGGTCGATGAACTATCTTCGGCTTTGCGTAATGAGGAGCTGTTGATTTACGACAAGCATACGATTGCGGAGTTGCGGACTTTTGTGCGCAATGAGAGGGGAACGATGTCTGGTTCTCCTTATGACGACAGGGTTATGGCTTTGGCGTTGGCTAATCAGATGCGCAAGTTCGCTCATGCTCCCGAGTACGTCGTGAAAGAGGATTCGTATTGGACGTTTGACTGGTGGATGGCGTTAGCTAACAAGAAACCTGACGTTAATGATGATCTGATTATTGGTCATGAAACGATTCGTGGGACACCTGGAGGGTCCTATTAGAGATCTTCTATTTTGGAGAAAAATATGGCACGTAACGTAGCGCACACATCAGCTTCTAGGTCTGTTGATGGCGCAAACCAGGGCAAGAACGATGTGATGGTTCGGGGTTCTTCTGTTATTGCTAACCCTGGGGATGGTCCTCCAGGCGGTTCGCAGAAAGCTACTGTTCGTCACGATTCGCCTAAGTATGGCAACATGACTGGTGGGTATGGTGAGATTTCTGCTCGCCAAACTCCTCGTCAGCAGTATGGGCAGACTGGCGCTATTGAACCTAATGTTGACCCTCAACCGAATCTTAGAGGTAACAACCCATAGTGGCGGTTATGTCTGATGATGTTACTTTCGAAGAGTTCACCGCCTACGTCTTAGAAAGACGTGGTGCGGTGCCTCTTTTGGAGTTGCAAGAACTTTTCGAACGTAGAAAACGTTTGAAGTCTGTTTCGGTTAATAACGGTCAAGGTTTGAGGTCGATTCTTCCTGACGATGAGAAGACACTTTCGAAGCGTGAACGTGAGGCGAAGAGTTTCGCTGAGGCGTCTGCTGGTGGCCGAAACATAGAAAAACTTTCAGAGAAGGCTACTTGGTGAATTCATGGCTCGTATTTCCAGGGCAGATCGTTTAGGGCAGAACCGGCAAAAGCTTCAGTCTGCGCGTCGCTGGAGATCAGACCAAGGCTATGACCAGACTTGGCGGCGAATGATTGACCTGTATCGGGGCAAGCATTGGCCTTCGAGCACTGTTGGCCGAACAGATCTGATTGCAGTTAATTTAAGTTTTTCGACAATAAACGTTATAGCGCCATCTGTTGCAGTGAACCATCCGAAGGTTGTCGTTAGGGCTAATAAACCAGAGAATGAAGACCGCGCAGCCTATGTTGAGGCTGTTGTAAACTATTTGTGGCGTCATCACGATTTTCGTTCACCGTTCCGCCGTGCTGTCAAAGATTTTTTGATTGTTGGTCATGGGTGGGTGAAGGTTGGTTGGAAGTTTAAGGAAACTGAAACTGATCTGAACGAGCAGCAGCTTAACGATATGGCTGAGCGGCAGATGATGGAAGCTGACGCTTTCGCTATGGAAAGCCCTGAGCTGGCAGGCGATTTGCCTTCTGATGAGGACATTATAGCGGCGTTACCTCGCACCGAAATGAGTGTTGTTGAGGATCAGCCGTTTGTTGAGAGAGTTTCACCTTTCGACATGTTTGTTGATCCTGAAGCGACGTGTCTTGATGACGCTTCTTGGGTGGCGCAAAGAATCATTAGGTCTTGTAAAGATGTTCACGACGATAAGCGTTATCGTCCTTCAGCTCGTAAATCGGTGGGTTCTGATTCTTCTAGCGCCATGTATTCCGATGGGCCTCCTCAAAGGCAAGAAGCCGATGAGTACAGGGGTGAAGAGGAACTCTGCACTATTTGGGAATGGTACGATCTGGCGTCGAACACTATGGCTGTTTTCGCTGAGAATGGTGACGGCTATTTGGTTGAGCCGGTAGCTATGCCTTATGGCAGAGCACCGTTTGTTATGCTCCGAAATTATGATGTGAGCGACCAGTTCTATCCAATCGGCGATTTGGAAGCTATTGCTCCTTTGCAGATGGAACTAGACAAGACTCGTACTCAGCTAATGAACGATAGGAAGCGTTACGCTCGTAAGTATCTTTACCATGAGCGTTCTTTTGATCAGGCTGGTCGGGAAGCTTTAGAGTCTGAGGATGATGGGAGAATGATTCCTGTTGTCGATGAGAATCGTGCTCTTCAAGATGTTGTCGTTCCGATGCCGCAGGTTCCTGTTTCTCCTGAGATTTATTCGTACTCGGATATTATTACTTCTGACATAAATCAGGTTTCTGGTGTTTCTGAATATAGTCGAGGCTCACTTCCTGAGACTCGACGTACGGCGACTGAGGCCAGCATCATTGCTGATGCGCAGAATGCGCGTGCGGCGGACAAACTTGCGATTATTGAAATTGGTATTTCTAATGTTGCTCGTCGCGTAGTGCAACTGATGCAGCAGTTTATGACTGGCGAAGCTATGGCCAGGATGACTAAACCTGATGGGGAGAATCTTTGGATCCCTTATAGCCGAGAAGACATAACTGGCGAGTACGACTTTACGGTTGAGGCGGGTTCGACTCAGCCGTTCAATGACACGATGCGCCGTCAGCAAGCTATTTCTTTGTTGAATGCTGTTGCGCCTTTGATCGGACAGGTTATTGACCCTACTGCGATTGCTCGTTACGTTCTTCAGGCAGGTTTCAACATTACTGATCCTGAGAAATTTTTGATGGAGCCTCCGCCTGCTCCCGACGCCAGCGGCACAGAACAGGGTATGCCTTCGATGGATCCCGCAGCCGCTGAAGGGTTAGAGCCGCAGGCGGGGGCCAATCAAGCTTTGGGCGGTGTACCTCCTGGTTTGTTGGCGCAGTTGCAGAACCAGATGGGTGTAACTCTGCCTTCGTCTTGATTAGTGGGACACCTTGATCTTCCTAGTGAGCAACCTTTTTGGACTCTTATATAGGAGGGCTTAGTGCCTGAAGAAGAAATTGAACAAGTCGCAGAAGAACCCATTGCTATGGATACTCCTGAAGCGGCTGTTGAGGAAGCGACCTCGGAACCTGGTGATCTTTATTCCATCAAAGTAGATGGATCTGAGCAGCAGGTCAGCCTAGATGAGCTTCGTGATGGCTATCAGCGTCAATCTGATTACACCAGAAAGACGCAAGAGTTAGCCGATGAACGCAGACGATTATCGCAAGCTGAGTCGATTGTTACCGCTTTGGAAAACGATCCCTCAGCTACTATCCAAAGTTTAGCTCGCACATTCGAAGTCGATTTGGGCAGCCCGAGACGGTCAGCAGAAAGTTCTTCTGAAGATTTTTATTCAGATGACATTGATGCCGATCCTGAGGATCCAACTTCGAGGCGAATAGCGCAGCTTGAAGCTCGTTTAGAGCAGCAGGATCGTGATTCTCGTCAGCAAGCTATTGAAAAGCAAGTCGTTTCTTTGCAGGGACAATATGGGGACTTTGACAAGTCTGAGCTTTTCAGCCACGCCGTCAAACATGGAATCGGAAATCTTGAAGCAGCGTTGACGCATATGCGTTATTCAGATGTTGCTGGTGAGGCTCAGAAATTGAAATCTGAGCTTGAGGTTTTTGAGAAAAAACGAGACGCGTCGATGGTTGAGTCAGGTGGTTCAAAGCAACCTTCAGCGGTTCCTGCTTCAGAAGGTACTCCTTCGAGTATTCGAGAAGCTTTTGCGATGGCACTCAAACAGCACGCAAACTAATTAGGAGGCCGTAAATGGCTGGCAATACTAACTTCGATCAGATTCTGAGCACAACGCTCAATAACTATATCCCAAAATTACAGGACAACATTTTCAAGGCTCGTCCCCTTTTCTATGCGCTTACGAATGGGCAAACTATTCGTCGCGTAAGTGGCGGAGCGAAAATTATTACACCGATCATGTATGCAGGAAACCCTTCTGCTGGCTCATATTCGGGTACTGATACTCTCAATGTGACTCCATCAGCAGGCATTTCTGCTGCTGAGTATGCTTGGAAACAATATGCGGCGACGGTAACGATCTCTGGTATTGAAGAGGGCAAAAATAATGGTGAAGCACAAATTATTGATCTTCTTGAAGGCAAAATTTGGCAGACCCAACAGACCATAACTGACAACATGAATGCCATGCTTTACAAAACTGGCGCTGGCAATGGTGGCAAAGACTGGCTCGGTCTGGAAAAGATCGTTAACGGTTCAGTACTGACCGCTAACACTCTTGGCGGCATTGATCCATCAGTGACAGGTAACGCATTCTGGGCAGCTCAAGAAACCGCCAGCATCGGTGCGTTGACTCTCGCAAAAATGAGCGCAATGTACAATGATTGCTCGGTCGGTAACGATCAGCCAACCATAATCATTACCTCTCAAAAAAACTATGAGACTTATGAAGGTCTTCTGACCAACCAGGTTCGGTACACCGATACCGATATGGCGAGCGGCGGATTCCAGAACTTAATGTTCAAGGGCTGCCCAGTCACATTTGATGGTGTGCTAAGTGATACAAATCACTTTGACCCTGTTCATACCGACAGAATGTACTTCCTGAACACCAAGTACCTTCAGCTCGTAGCCCATTCAGATACGTGGTTCAAAGCTACACCGTTCGTTCGTCCTCACACTCTTGACAGTGTGTACTCGCAGATACTTTGCTACGGCGAATTGACATGTACCGCTAGAAACCGACAAGGAGTAATGCTCGGCATTACTTGATAGTGGAAGCATTGTGAGGGGCGGCTTTCGGGCCGTCCCTCGCCTGCATTTTTTAGGAGCTGAATGGAAACCCACCAGAACTGGAGTCCCAGAGCGCAACCTTCGGGGCAACCCTTAAATGATTCTGCTACGGCTTTAAGGCCGCATGGGATAGTAGGTGAAAATTCGGTTACGGCATTGCCTGACTATTCGGGGTCGTGGACTCCCGATGGTCAATGTGCCAGCAAAACTAAAGCTGGCGAGCCGTGTAAAGCCCCACCTGTGGGCGATACGAACAGGTGTTTTTTCCACACTGATTAGGAGCGTCAATGGACATTTCCTCGATGAGGGCATACATCCGATCTGTGGTCGAGATTGATAGCTCCGATATTTCTAATGATGTTTTGAATAGGTTTCTTGGCGAAGGCTATGACCAAGTTGTTTATAGCGAAAAAAGATGGCCTTGGTATGAGGTTGCTATAGATTTCGACACTGTTGGTGGCACATCGGATTACACGCTTGCTGTTGTTGGTGCTGATGAAACTCTTGGGTTGAGAGAAGTTGCTGCGCTGCGCAGCTCTTCTCGAATAGTGCAGTACATTGGCCGCGATGAGGGTGATGCGGCGTGGCCGCAGAACACTTCGAGTAGTGGTGAGCCTGCTTGGTGGAGTTTTTGGGCCGACACGGTTCGGCTTTATCCCACTCCAAGCGCAGCGGAAAAGATTTATGTTCGGGGTTTCAAAAACCCTACGGCGTTTGGGGCTGGGACTGGCGACAATGTTTCGCCTTCAGATTTTCCTGAGCCGTTCCACATTGTTATAGCCACTTATGGTATTGCGAGGGCGTATGAGCAGCAAGAAGACCCGACTATGGCAGCTCAGTACTTTAGCATTTTCAATGCTGAGCTTGATACCTTGCGTGCTCGTCATCTTGATACGCCAGCTCCGCAACCGTTGACTTTGAATCAGAATCGTTTGAACAACAACATGTGGATGCCGAATCGACTTCGGTATGCGTGGGAGTAGCTGATGCCTAGAGATTTTCAGCTACAAACATTGCAAGATTTTTCTGGTGGTTTGAACTTGCGTTCTGATCAGTTCAATCTTGCCGATAATGAATCGCCTTCGATGCTTAATGTTGATGTTGATCCTAGAGGCGGCATTAAGATGCGTCGAGGTGTCAAGCATCGCAATACGACTGCTTTGATCCAAAACGTTACAGGGCTTTGTTCGTTCACGCCTGATAGTAACCCGACGAGAGTTATTGCTAGTCATGGGACGACTGTTGTGCAGTCGCAAACCACAGATTTTGCTCAGATTGCTGGTGTTTCGGTTGGTAACAATGACCGGCTGTATGGCATGACGATGAACAACAAGTTTTATGGCGTTTCGGGTACCGCTTCTTCGTTTTCTTATGATGGGACAACAGGAACGAATCTTTCTCAGAATATGGATGGGTCTGCTGGGAATTTTCCTATTTGTCAGTACTCAACTTTTCACGCAAATTTTGCTTGGGCGGGGTTGACGTATGAGGGGGGAAGCTATTTAAGGAACCGAGTACGTTGGAGTAACGCGAATGAGCCTGAAAAGTGGACTTCGACCGATTATGTCGATGTCAATGTTGGGGAGCGAGGCGATGAAATATCTGCTTTGGTTCCTTTTGGTGATCGGCTTCTGATTTTTAAAACGAACTCTGTTCATGCGCTATATGGTTTTGGAACTGAGTCGTTCCAACTCGTTTCGTTAACTCAAGATGCTGGTTCAGTATCGAAATCTTCTCCAACTTCTACCCCTTATGGAGTGTACTTTTGGCATGACCGTCAAGGCGTGTGGCTTTATGATGGTTCGCAGTTCATTTGGATTTTCGAGAAGTTGCAGCCAGCTATTGATGATGGTCGGCTTCAATTCTTGACGCCTCCTCAACTGGCATGGTTCAACAACCGTCTTTATGTTTCGGTCGATTGGTCTGATTCTGCGGGTACTCCTAGTCGCCGTACATTAATTTATGATCCATCGTTGGGGCAGGGTGGCGCTTGGACGATGACCGATATTGATGTGAGCGTCTTGTTGACGTTTATGCCACCTAATGCTTTGCATACTTTGATGGGTGCAACCGAAGCTACAGCTAACACTGGCCGAGTGGTTTTGCTTGAGCAAGATCGGGAATCGGATTTATATGATCCAGCGGCGGCAACTCATATTGCTTCTTCGTACTCGTCCACTTGGTTGACAGGGAAAAACCCGATTGTTCGTAAACGTTGGGGCAAACCGAGAATGATTACGAGTTCGGATAGCACTGTTGCTTTAACGGCGAATCTTTATACAGATTATGATCGGGCGAACTGGACAAAGCAGATGCCGTTTGGTGTTGTGACGACTGAAACTTCGGCGACTTGGGCTTCTGGCCAAACAGGCACGCCTCCTAATGTTGTTCCTGTTGGTGGGACAGGGATTTGGAATACTTCGTTGTGGGCTGCTGAAGCGGCCCAAAACGTGACTCAAATTCAGCGTTTGCCGACACTTGGGACAGCAAAAGCTATCTCTATAGAGATTGAAGGCCCAACTAGCAATGACGCATGGGAGATAAATGCTATGGCGTTTACTTATTTGCCGAGGAGACTGAGATAACAAATGGTTACTTTTGCAAATCCAAATAGCGTTACAGCGGGCGACGCAATTATTGCTAATGAATTTAATCAGAATTGGAGCTACACGAAGAGCTGGTTGGAGGGTGTCGCGGGTCAGGAAGCAACTTATCCAGGTGTTTTGCAGCTCGCTGGAGGCACTGTTACTGGTGCTTTGAATGTTGGCGGTAACTTTACTGTAAGTACCGATGTTTTGTTTGTTGACAAAACTTCAGCACACGAAAAAGTTGGGTTTAAGACGGCCACACCGAGCACTTTCCCTCCTGCTCCTAGCCAAAGAAGCGTTTACAATACGAACAGTCATGGCGGCGTAGCTGGCTCAGATCGAAGTGCTCGGGCCGAATATAGGATTGTCAATTCAGGGTCGATCTATGTGGATGGGGACATTATTGGGTGGACTGCCTACGACGACGATACGAATACTTGGCGTACTGAAGGCACTGGTGCTGGGCAGTATGAGCTGGGTTCGGGAACTCGCATAAATACGCAGTCTTTGAATGTTCGTGGGAACGCAGATATTTCTGGTTCGTTGCGAGTTGAATCTCGGCTTGATTCGGCCAAAATCTATATGGGCAACGATTACACAACGAATGAGGATTATTTAGAGTGGAATGACGCCATCTATATTGGTACCACTGGCATCGGTCCTGGTTTCAGATTTGTTCATAACGATACTCCTCATCTGATTATTGCTCAGTCTGCTGGTGTGCTTTCGATGCACGCTCAGCAGGGTTGGCCAAGTCTTATTGGAACTAACGCGGTGATCACTACCACTGGTTTGCATCAGCTAGGAATTCAATCGTCTTCTATTCGTTTCAAAGAAGATGTTGAGGATCTTGAGGCGTCTTCTGCTTGGTCGAAGCTGAAAGCTTTACGACCAAGACGTTTTAATTGGAATGAAGAAGTTACAACTAATTCTGGTGTTGATTATGAGACGCAGGTTCCTGAGCTTGGCTTTATAGCTGAAGAAGTTCATGAGGCTGCTCCTGATGCGACTCTTTACGATGAGCATGGGGACCCGATTGTTTATCGAGATAAGAGCATGTTGTCTCTGCTTGTGAAAGCGGTTCAAGATTTGGATGAACGTTTAGGGAAGGTCGAATAATGCCGACTGGAACAACGTATGTCAATGAGCTGGGTGGTGGAACTCGTTTAATTAGTTTCGCTGGTGGCTTAACATATGAGGGGGTTTGGTCGTCGGGTACTGCTTACGCTACTGGTGATGTGGTCTCATATAATTCGGCTTCTTGGGTTGCTCGACAGAGCAACACTGGGCAGACGCCAGCTAATACTGCTTACTGGCAGGAGTTAGCTGGAGCTGGAGCTGCGGGCGGTCCTGGTGCTCAGGGGGCGGCAGGACCGAATGGTGCGCCTGGCCCTCAGGGGGTTCAGGGAAATACTATTCTTTCGGGCGCTTCGGACCCTGCTGCTGGTAGCGGAACTAACGGCGATTTTTTTGTGAATTTGACGACTAAATACTTTTTTGGTCCGAAAGCTTCGGGGGCTTGGCCAGTTGGTTTCGATCTGATTGGTCCGCAAGGTCCGCAAGGGATACAGGGCATTCAAGGTATTCAAGGTGCTATGGGGCCGCAAGGAAATCAAGGACCGCAAGGCAGCATTGGGAATACTGGTGCGCCAGGACCGGTCGGGCCTGTTGGGCCGTCTGGTGGACCTCCAGGGCCTACTGGGTCTCCAGGTTCAGATGGCAATCCTGGTCCGCAGGGAACGTCTAATGGTCTCTTGAATGGTGGGGCACCAAATTCGACTTATGGGGGCATCTTCCCTATTGATGCTGGGGGAGTTACTTAAATGGCTTTGCAAATTCAATTTCGTCGTGGGACTTATGCTGAATGGAATTCTGCTAATCCTGTTTTAGCTTCAGGAGAGTTTGCGTTACAAACTGACGCAAGTTCAGGGGTAGCTGCTGGTTCTTTTAAGGTTGGGGATGGGAGCACAGTTTGGAATTCTCTTCCTTATGGCGGGCT